GAACTTATCATTTCCTCGCGACGGTGTAAAGGTAGTTACTGGTATTCCCATTCGTCTTAACTCTGCCACGAGTGGCAGACCAGAAGCTTTAGCTTCTATGATAACCATGTCAGGTCTGTACTGCAGATAAAGTTCGTGAGCCCTGCGCCTTAGTTCAGGGAACTCGAACCGGGCTTTTTCTGCATGCATAAGAATACAATTCTGTCCATTATCCTCGGTTTCAAATACGCCCCAGGTTGTGACCGCAGAATAGTCCGAGTTGTTTGATTTTAAAAAAGCGGTATCGTAACTCTGTAAAACAAAACTTGGTGAAGGTAAATTTCTTGAATCCCAGTCCTGCCACCACTCTCGTTTGATCAAAGCACCTTCGTCTGATGTTGGTTCTTGCATATACTGAGCATTCCATCTAGACGGGGTCAGCGTTGCCTGAGTCTTTTGCAGTTCTTTTAGTTTCCAAAATTCTGGCCAACACGCTCTGCCTGATGGCATGATAGCTGGAAACTTAATTACCTTCCATTGATCGGCATCATCTGCCATTTGAGCTCTGAGTAATTGACCTGTAATATCTTTAGTAGACCAACGTGTCATAACCACGACAATCTTTCCGCCAGGTTGTAAACGTTGTCTTGGACCAGATAAATACCAGTCCCATGCTTTTTCAAAAGACTTACCATCTTTTCTTAAATCTTGTTCTTTGTGTGGGTCATCAATGATTAATAGATCAGCACCACGTCCTGTGATCGCTCCGCCTGTACCAGCAGCAAAGTATTCTCCGCCCTGTTCCGTTTTCCATTTTCCTGCAGCCTGCGAGTCCTCCATCAGTCTTGTGGGAAAAAGATCCGA